CCAGCTTGTCCTGGCGCTTGTAGCCCATCCGCTCGTTGGCGGGGTCGTAGTAGATCACCTTCCCGTCCTCGTCCAGGGGCAGGGCGGCCACAAGCGTGTAGGTGCGGGCCGAGCCGGACACGTAGCGCAGGTCGTTGTCGGCCACCAGCACATCGGAGTCGTGGTAGTAGAAGCCCTCGCGCTGGTAGTCCGTCGCATCCTTGGACCATGTGCTCAACGTGGGCTTGATGAGGCGGTTGGCCACAGTCTCGGAGGTCTTGATGATGTAGGTCTTGCCGGCCTTCAGGCGGAAGCGGAAGAAGCCGTCGGTGCCGGTGCGCAGCGTGGCCAGGTTGCCGTCGGCGTCGGTAGCAATCTTGCTGGAGATGATCACGTTGCCGTTCTCATCGCGGGTGGTCTCGTACACGTTGATCTGGATGTCTTCCAGACGCTTCTCCTCCGCTAGGCTGGCGCCCTTCATCTGCTGCCAGTTATCACCGCTGCCGGTGCCCTGGGAGTCCAGCAGCGAGTTGATGTTCTCGTCGGCCTCCATGGTGCCGTCGGCCAGCATGTCGTCGCGGTAGGCCACGCCCTCGAAGGTGACGCCCTGGGCGATGCCCAGCTTGTAGCCGGTGGCGCGCTGGTCGTAATCCTGGTGGATCTTGTCCTTCAGCTGGTCGTAATCGGCCTTGTTCACCCAGTCGGTGTCGTAGGCCACCGCTTCCACCTTGATGGTGCCGGTGGTCACAATCAGCGCCGCCGGGGTGTTGGCGGCCTCGTCCGCCTCGCGGTGCTCGGTCTCTACCTCAACCTGGGCCCCGGAGATGCCGATGGTCTTCGAAGTGGGCGAGTAGTTGTAGTACTCCTCGTTGAAGGTGTAGCGGTCGAGGTTATTGTGCAGAGTGTAATAGTTAATCATCTGCGTAACCGACAGGTTGTAGAAGAAGTTAGGGTTGTTGGTGTAGCGAAGGTATTCAGAGAATATCTCCATTAGTAATGTCTTGCCGGTGCCGACATTGCCCTGCAACATGATATGCTTGTGGAGCTTGTAACCACGACCGGGAAAAACCTCCTCTGCCAAATGACAGTCATTGAAGTAGTACAACAGGAAGCGAAGCACCTTGCTGTTGTTATCATCAATCACAAACTCCCGATGCTGATATGCCAGAACCTTGTTGGCAATCTGGAGAAAGAGTTTTGAATGTGCGTGGAACACCGCCGGGATTTCAAGGAGCTGCCGTTTCTTTTCGGCCTTGTGTATATCGTTGAGGACACGCCCGAAGATGGTATTGACAGTTTCAACACCTATCTTTGCGAGCTTGGCGCGTTCTTTATCCTCCTCGGTCTGAGGTTCCTCGGCCATGCGGCGTTCATGGTCCTGTTTCATCATGGCCTCAGCCTCGCGGTTCTCCCTTTCCTTGCGGGCCGCTTCCTGTTGAGCCATCCACCCGGACAATGCCGTTCCTATACTTTCAGTCATAACTATCAGATGTCTTGACCGCCGAAGCCACCGCCAAATGTGTAGTCAGTCGGAGCAGGAGCGGAGGGTTGGTTGTTACTCGGTTTAGATGTATCGCGGCTCTTGATACGCATAGCGGAAATAAGATGTCGTGACCAATCGCTGTAATCGTGGTGCTGTGTGTGCGACAATTCCCACTCACCGACAACAGCATCAGCCAGAGAGCGCAAGCAGTCAATATCACCATAGGCCAGACCAAAGTTTTTGCAGAGCAGCATCAGACTTTCCTTGTGGTTCTCAGCAAAGAATTCAGTCAGCCATTCGGCATTGGTGCCGGTTGCCGGAGGTTGAGGGACTGCAGGGCGCAGGGGTTCGGGCTGCGGGGCCACCGCCGGTTTTGGCGATGCCGGCTTAGCGGGTTTGGCCTGTTTGTTGCGGTTCCTTGTCGATGAGGTCTTAGTCAGTTCCTCAATCAATGAGTATCTATCAATCCGGCTCATGCGCTTGTTGAGGCGTTGAATGTTGCAGTAGCGCACTTGAATACCCTTGGAAGTCAAGACCTGTTCAGTGTCATACAAATTCTTATCAAACAACCCCAGCGACAGGCAGGTTTTAATCACCTCCGATACATACGCCTCATCAAAGCCCGACATTTCCGAGCCAATGAAAGGCAACTCATCATCCCACTGCATGTAGTACCCGTTCTTGTAGATAAGACAGAGCAGGAGAGCATATACCGTAACAGCTTTACCACCTTGACGCTTGATTAACTTGCGTATGCGGATGTCTTGAAAGAAGTCTATGTCGAAAGGGAAATATTCAAGTCCCGATTTTGCTATTCGTGCCATAGCCGTAATGATTAAATTTGAATAATTTAGGCTGCACCTCAGCAAAACTGAAGCGAGCTTCGTTTTACATTCGGTTTGCGCTAAATTTCTACGATTGATATTCCGTGGACATAGAGCATCAATTTTCGTTTTAGTCTATACTCTGGTGTGCACACCCCTTTTGTATCTTCGACCACAGTAACGCCGTCTTTGTCGTAGACAAAATCGGCACGGTAGGAGCACTCTTTTTCCAAGAGGTTTCCGGCAGCATCGCGTTGAGTGGGGATAAGCACATATTTTACTTGCTCACGGAGATTGGTGATAAGGCCGGCGCGTTGCATCAGCTTCAGTTCGTTGGCCCGCTTGTGTTCCTTTTTGGAGTCGTAGCCGCCGGACTTTGTTGCACCATACTTGTTGCGCTTTTTAGGAGCCGGTGCAACGCGCATAGCCCTAAATTCTTCGATGGTCATATTTTAAAGGAGTCGAAGCGTTTCAGAGAAACGATTACCTCAATGGTCATAATCACTCTCGTTATACACTTTTGAGAATTCCACAGGAATAAAACAACCTATGGGAATTATCTTTGACTCCTCAATGAATGAGTTTATCTGATACTTGACAAAAGTGCGTTCCGGGTGCTTTAACGACTCATTGAAACGTTCCTCCTGCTTATCACGAAGCCACTTCTCTATAAGCATATTGGCACGGACTGCGGAAACAGTCTGTACGATGAACGTATGGTCTTCTTCGATGTCTCCTTCTTTATCGTTATGGAGAACAACATGTGCCACAATCTGATAGAATTTCTTGGTTTCCTTTTTATCATCGTCCTGCTGCTCATCATCGGGATTTCCTTTAGAAATATTGTCGCAGGTTGCCTCAACAAAATCTTCCATTGAAATATCACCTTTCAGATATGCAGCATCAATTTCGTATCTACGAGCTTCAGCGGATTTAAGGCGGTCTATAATAACCACACAATAATCCATTTCTTTGATATCCGAAATTTCAAAACCGCCTTTATAGTTTAGCTCTATGAAGTCCACCATAATCACCAATGCATTGGCAATAGAATTAGCATATAGAAGGAATGACTTGCGTTTTCCGTCAATCTTAGCCACAGCTTTGAATGGTAACAGTGAACGGTTCTCAAGTAACATACCCTGCCGGTTCTGATTAGAAACCTCTACTTCTTTAAGAGAACCCTCTTGTATCATGAAATTGATTGTACAGAGAACGTCTTGGCTGATATAGGTGCCACGTTCAAGCAGAATTTCGTTCCGTTCTATGGATACAACTTTGCCGCTACTCTCATCTACGAAGTCCTCGGTCCACGTTTTTAGGGCGCGACGAGCGACCCATTTACCGAGCATCTTTTTGGGGTCATCCGTTATATAGCGGATTTCCGTTTTTCTTGAGTCAATCATTGTTCATGCGATTTTTGAGTTGATTACTGAGTTTGAATTTCACAATGCGCTGTGCCGGAACTACAACCGTAGTACCAGCGTTGATGTTACGCGCCTTTTTCTCCTTTGTGGTTTTGACTTCCATCGTACCGAAGCCACGGAGATAGACGTTTTCGCCACGGTCGAAAGCGTCAGCGAGAATGTCGGTCACACCGTCTACGACATGGAGAGCCGTAGATTTCGGCAGGTCAGGGATACGCTTACAGAGTTCAACTGCGATGTCATTCTTTGTCATGATTAGTCGATTTTGAATGTTGTTTTTTAAGTTTTCGATTTATTTTATCTTTAAGTTGGCCTATTGCCCAAGCGTGGGTGCTGTTGCGCAGACCGTTCAATGACTTTAATGCTCTATGGCAATATCGAGGCAGGACATTATGCGCTCAATATCTGAATTGCTGATTTCAACCATAGTCGAGGAAAGAGTTTACAAGTTCATCGAAATACATCTCATCGGTCGGTATGTCATCATCGGAGGCCATTATCTGATTGGCAATGCTCCGTTTCTTGTGAATGATGTTGTAAAGAACCGGGTCGATGGTGTTGCGACCAATGAGGTAGTAGCAGTTCACATTGTTCTTTTGTCCTATGCGGTGTGCGCGGTCCTCACACTGACAGCAGTCGGCATAAGTCCACGGAAACTCCACGAAAGCCACGTTGGACGATGCTGTAAGCGTAAGACCTACGCCGGCGGCTTTGATTGAGCAGATGATTAACTGAGCCTCGCCTGACTGAAAAGCATCGACAGCGGCTTGTTTGTCGTTGAGGCTGTCATCGCCGGTTACTCTTACAGAGTCCGGGAATTGCTTTTGCAGAGCCTTGACAATCTCTTTCAGAGAGCAGAAAACAATCAGAGGTTTGCCGTTGGCAAGGAAATTGCGTATAAAGTCAGTGGCTTGCTTAACCTTTCCCTTTGAAGCGAGAGAGCGCAGCGTCATGAACTTTACAAGAGCCTCCATGCGCATCTTGCGGCGAATGTCACGGTCGGTACATTCTGTGTATTCACGGAGATAGGCGGCGAGGTCTGCGGCTGCAAGATTGTATTCGTCACGGTTGGAAATATCGACATGAAGGTCGGTGCGCTGCTTGTCGGGCAACTCTGTGAGAACTGTTTTCTTCTCACGGCGTATCATGCAGTAGGAGTATAGTTTATCCGACAACTCCGATAGATTTTCATTTTCGCCGTAGTCGGCAAGGAATTTGCCACGACCGCCAAAGTCAGAGAGCAGCCGTCCCATTATAGCGAGTTGTGCAACCAAGTCCTGAGCATGATTGACAACCGGCGTACCGGACAGCAATATGCGCCACTCTTTGCCCTCTACAATGCCACGAGTGAACATTGTCTGTTGCGCAGTCGGGTCTTTGAGCCGGTGAGACTCGTCCATAATTACCGACTTGAAGATGTTGATGTCGCGGTTGAAAACAACATCTTTGAGCTGGAATGATTTACCGCCCTTTATGTCCCACACAAAGAACTTTTTCAGCGACTCATAATTGACGATTGCTACATGGAACATACCCATGCCGAGCAGGTAAGGCCACGATGTCCGGGAAGCATTGTCAAGCACAAGAGCCTTTTTGTTGGTGAATTTCTCAAACTCTCTCTGCCAATTGATTTTAAGCGAGGAGGGGCATATTACCAAACAAGGATAAGCGGAGGCTGTATCAACAATCCCGATGCTCTGCAAGGTCTTGCCAAGCCCCGGCTCGTCACCAATAAGCAGACGGTGCCGGTCAAGACCGAACAAAATACCCTCACGTTGGTATTCGTATGGCTCTACTCGGAGGTTATGTTTTAATGTTGCTGTCATAATGCGAGGCACCAATATTGAAATGCTAATTCAAGATACTTATCTCTGCCACGGAGATACACCGGGTCGTCCCTGCGTATGCGTGTGGTAAATACGTTGCAGTTCTTTTTGCTGATGGCATAGATGAAATCGCAGTCGGAATGTGCGATGTCCATGTACCATGCGCGGCTCCTGTCCCAATCGAAGAAATCAACGGCATCATCAAATTCTTTTTGGGTTGCGGCTGAACAGGTTTTGAGGTCGCCACCAAATTTGTAGAGGTCAAGCCACCAATCCCACTTACAGCGCGTATCGAGCGTGAAAGGGAAGCCACCATACTCAAACTGCTGTGCTTGATTGACCATGTAGCGCTGTGTTTCGGCTTCAGCCAACACCTTTGCGAGAAAGGGGTCATGCCGAGCCGTCATACGCAGGGAGCGATACATTTCCTTTGCATGGCGAAACTCATCATCGGTGTATTGCTCATCATCTACCGTCAGTTGGTAGTAGTTCACTCGCTCCGGCTCGGTGATTATCGCGTCCACGAGATTGCCGAAGCGAAAAGCGGCCTCCTTTACACCCGGCGGCATAGGCACCGGGTGTAAGAGGTTCTTTAGAGCCGTGAGGTCAGAGTTGCTGACCTCAGTACGGCTGTAATATGCGTCCGGATTGTGGCTCATTATTACTTGGCTTTAACCTCGTCCTCGTATTGGACATCAGCGATGAACATAGCGTTGTCTTTGGAGTTTGCGGCGGTATTAGCAAAGGTGATTTGCTTCTTAAACTCCTTGCAGAGTTCTTCTAAGGTCTTTGTGCAGCCCTCTTGTGACCACCAAAAAGCGACAATCTTCATGATGTCCTCGGCAGAATTGATAACCACCTTTTTCTTAACCTGTGTCTTTGGCTGATATGCCACAGGTGTAGCGACCTGTGCGCCGAAAAGACCGTCCATTTCCTGTTTCTTTGCGGCAAGCTGCTTTTCAGCGGCTTCCTGTTTCTCTCGCTCATCGCGTTCCTTTTCCTTACGAGCGGCCTCAGCGCGTTCCTTAGCCTCCATTTCGGCCTTGATGCGGGCGGCTTCCTCGGCTGACGATTTGGCGATGCGCTCAAGCTCCTTTTTCTTTGAGGGCATACGGTCGAGAATATCATCGCGTATGCTTTGCACCTCAAAAGGAAATTGCTCCTTGAAGCGATTGACGAGGCCGGACATCACGTTGGCCTGTATAGCGCGACATTCGTCCGGGGTTAGTTCGGCAGGGCGATGTGCGCCGCTGATTACCGTCTGACACCATGTTGCAGGAAGTTCGCAACTGAAATTCTTGATGCCATCGTAGACAATCTCGTAATTGTCGAGGCTTATCTGCTTATCCATGTCGGTAAGCTCGTTGATGCTCTTATTGACAAGAGCGTTGAACTGGCTTACATAGTCGTCATTGACATCAGCGCGATAGCGAATTTTGGCATTCTCCTTTGCCTGTCGAGCGGCATCTTCGCGGCGGCGGCGCTCCTCTTCCTCATGCTTTTTCTTGGCATAGGCATTGCGGTTGGCTTGCAGTTGATTGGGAATTGAGTCTGCTTTGGTGGGGTCTACATCATTCTCCATTGAGGTGTAGACCTTACGGATTTGGTCAAAGAGCTGCGTAACAGGAGTGCGCTTGCCGTTCATCTTCTTGACGGTCAGCTTTGCTTTTTCGATGAACTTGGCTATCTCTATATCGAGAGCGTCTGTCATGCCCTCCTTTTTTACCCGGAGCAACAGGGCGCTGCCTACTTCAAGGCACCGGGTATGAGATAATTGGTTCTCGCGGTACGACTGTGGAGCGAGTTCGGCAAGGGTCTGCACGTTTTTCTGCTCGAAGATTGTTAATGCTTGGGTGTTATCTGCCATGATTGATATATTTATGGGTTACACGGTTTTGTTTTAGCGTATTCGGTGATGATACCAAGCCGAGTGCAGTAGTGTCCGTTGAGAGTGTTACGCACAAGCGGGCACCCACTGCAAGGCTTGATGTTGCTTTCAGAAGCCTTCCTCATCATCGGTGTTTACAGTTACGCCCTGTGGAGGCTCGTTGTTACCGAATGGCTGAGGCGCAGGTTCGGTAGCATTATCGAGGACTTCGCCGGTATCGGGGTCTACTCCGTAGATTTCCTCATCGGAGAGTTGTGCCGGTTCGTCTACCTGCTGTGATTGGAGTTCGGTGCCACGACCGATGCGCACTTTCGGGTAGGACTTGAAAGCGTGTTTGATGCACTTGGCCATGAGGAAGCCGGGGTCGATATGGACAATGCCGTTAGCGTCCATGCCGTAGAGTTCGTTGGCGACACCTCGGTTCTGCTTCTGTGAATAACCGGCGAGGCGGCACCAATCTTCGGGGTACATCACTGAGTAGTCGATAGAACTATCGGCGCGAGTGATACGCAGGTAGCAAGCAATGATGTTGTGGCCGGTGTGAGGTAGGTTACAGGTGTAAGACACAGATTTGCGACCGTCAATGTCCTTGAATGAAAATTCGTCATTGTCGTAGACGAGTACAGGATTGTCGGCATGACGTATTTGACCGTCACGAGTACGCATCACAAGTTCGCCGTAGGCCGACACGGTGAGGACGCAGCGACCCTCCCATTGAGGTCTTTCTTTGGTGCCGACATTGACGTTACGCCCCATGAGATATGCGAGTGCGCGTGTGCCGGGTTCAAGTGAGAGGCCACACACGGCAAGGTCAATGAATGCCGTGAAGATGCTGAACGGTGTGGCGCGTTGCAGTTTGCCCTTGTCGTTGTCGCGGAGAGCCTTGTTGAAGTAGATACTTTCACGCTCATAAGCGGCTTCACCGTTGCCCCAAAGTTTGTCGTAGATAAATATGAAGCGCTCACGCACGACAGGATGCTCGACTATTTCGAGCGGCTTGAGTTGGTTGATTTCCTCAACCGTCAGTTGTAGGTTGCCCATGATTGATGGAGTTAAATTGTTAAACATTTGCGGATTGCTTGATTGAAAAATGGAGGCTGCACTTTGGCTTAGGCTGACAGCGCAGCCTCCGAGGTTATCAATCATGTAGCAACTACCGCTACTTGTAGCCTCTGAGGGAATCGAACCCCCTCCGACAGAACCAAAATCTGTAGTGCGACCGACACACCGAGAGGCTGAGCAGTCAGAGCTTTGCTATGTAAAAGCGTATCCGCTC